AAATTGTTGAGTTAAAAAAATATTTTTATTACCAATTGTCTGAATTTTTGTCTGAAGACATTTTTTTGAATATGCCAAATTCAATATTATACAATGCTGACATGGCACTAATCAATAATTGAGTTTGCAAGTTAACATTATTGCTGTTTGTTTTGCTATTTTCAGAAACACCTAGTCCATCAGCTGCATAAGTCATTGTATAATATTTAGGAGACAACATTATTTCTATTGGTCCCGAACCTAAACTTTGAGCATATTCCATGAATTCAAGTTCAATATTATAAATATCTATTTTATATCTTCCTCCTTTAATTTGAATTTTCATGGTAAAATTTACATTTTGTGTTGTGGATATGATTCCTATTAAAAAATCTTTGAAAGAAAATATTCCAGACGTTGTTCCTTTGCATATTATTATGCCTGTGTTTTTATCGTTCATTTGTATTACATCTTTTGCATTTACAAACATGTCAACAATTGCTTGATATGCCTTGTCATATATTTTGTATTTATCCATGCCTTCCATAGGCCTAACGGCAGAGATAAAGAACTTTCCGTCTTCTTCAAATGGAACGTAAGAAAGCAACTCCTTAAGATCATTCATCTTAAACTTAGGAAATTTTTTTTCTGATTTTTGTGATTCGAAGGTCTTATACTTCTGTATAATAAAATTTCTAAAATCATTTTGGGACATAGGAGTACGTTCGATATTTATGCCATTTTGAGCATAAATAAAGTAGCTACATAGTAGCATACAAATTATCAGCGCTTTTTTCATGATATGTTATTTATATTTAGCGCATAAAGATAAAAACTTTATTTGATCCAGCTATAAAAAAAAGAGAGAACTCTACTTCACAGCGGTGTTCTCTTTTTAAGAGAGAGACCATTCCCCCTTTTACATTTAAATCTTAAAAAAACTATCCACAAATATAGCTTTTAAATAAATAATCTACATGATTATTTTAATTTCTTTTCTGCATTGACTACAAACTAATTACAGATAATTACAAAAAAAACCGCTCTACCCTCACGAGCAAAGCGGATAACTAATTATTAATAGAAAAAGATAACCTATAAAATATTTACCACGAAAACTAGGATTTTTTTTTCTTTTCTTCACGCTCCATAGCCATGTCCATCGTAAACAATGCGTCATATAGAAGGCATTGTTTTACCATATCTTTTTTGGTGACATCACCGCCGGCCATTTCATCAACAATTCTCTGTTGCATAGCAAATACGTCTTGTGTTTGTTCGGCGTCATTACCAGGAAATATTCTTGGAAACTTTTCAGAGATAAAATTTATAGAGCCAAAATAATACCAGCACATGACAGTCTTTATACAATTGTCCAGCATATAATGGAATAGAGAAGAATTGCCAACATCAGAAGTATTAAATTTGTCCTGCTTCCATATTACCGCTAGAAAATCATCAATATACTTATTAAAATCATTTGTCATCCGGTGTTGCCAAGTTTGGAGCATAATAAATTGACCATAACTTATATTGGTCAATCCGTCTTCAGGTCCATACAAGACTTTTTTACCCACCGTTATTTTAGGAAATGGATTTTTTGTGAGTTTTATATCCAATTCGTTTTCATTTTTAAGAAGAAAATCGAATATCGATGAAAGCTGAATAAATTGATCTGTCTCAAGATAGATGTTTTTTTTCGCCAATAGAATAGCATATCCATCTCCATAAGCTCTGTGATATCTTCTAACTCTTGCTCCAATAGAAAAGAGTGCCATCTTAAGCTTTATTTCCGTTGTCGTAACCTGACCTTTTAATATTTTTGCCAGAAAACATAACTGTTCTACCGTCATTTCATTCCATGATGACGGAAAATTAAAATTCTGATTTCCAATCTTTACTTTTTTCATATAACAAAAATATGTTTGTCAATATCATTAAAATCTGTCGAATCCGGTGCATTTACACCTAATGGAACTGCATTTTCGATTATATATCCGTTAATTTCTGCTTCCAGACTATCAACTTGTTCTTTATAAAAATTTCCGTTATTCTCTTGGTCTGAATAAAGAGGATAGATATAAGGATTAAATTCCAATGAGCCAGGAGAAGAACGCTGAATACGCGTTTTCTGACTAGTAAATACACCTGCTACATTCATTGCAATCCATCCTCTGATTTTATTGATTAACTCAATTTTGATATCAGATGAAGGCGTTGTTAATTCTTGTTTAAGAGACGAAAACAGGCTGTTTCCAATCCATATCTTTAATTTGCCTTCATAAACCTCAATTACCGAACGAAATTGTTCGAATGTCAATCTTGAGAAATTGATATTTATATGTCCAAAATGTTGAAATTCATAAGCAGAATTAATAAAATGACCAACAGAAAAGTTTAGATAATAATCGCATTTCTTCCATAATGGAAAGTTAAGTATATTTTTTTCCAAAAAATTCAACATCCTTTCCAGATTATCGAATCCTCTTTCCTGCATATTCTTTTCAGAGGCAGAAATTTTACTATCATTTGCAACAGTGAATTTATCATTCCGAGTTACGGTATGACCGCTATCACCAATCTGAATACCTAATTCAGGACTAGCAAGAGCCACAGTAAGTGGCCCAAGAACTCGTTGCGTTATCATGTGAAGAGTGATTTCATAGCTGTTTGCTTCATCTTCACAGATCGTTGAAAGGAGCTCTTCTCCGACATATGGAACTAAATACTTATAATAAGCATCATCCAAATAAGGATAAAGTATGCTGAATGGTATGCTTTTGTTTATTTTAACTGTAGTCTGCAATTCTTCAATTGTTGTAATAATTTTTTGTTCCATGGTATTTATAGTTTTTCGTTTCCGATGCTTTTTTCGGCTCCTGTATTCTGATCAAGCGTTGTCAACATATAATTTTTTATTCCAAATTCAATATCTGAATCCCATCCATTTATTGCTTTGGCAATATAAAGAGGCAATACCATCATGTCTCTTACCGGTTTAAAAAGTACCTGCGCGATAATAAATAGTTCTCGCGCTTCTGTTCCATTTATTGTTTTACTTTTCCCCGGAGATGCACCTTTTAGCGACGGATGAACTTGCATCGTATTGCATATGATATTAGTTACTTCTTCCGAATCTTCAATATATTCTCCGCCTTTAATGAAAGACTCCAGCGGTTTTATTAGGATATCGTTTTCTTCAGCGCCAGTAGCCTGGTTATATGAAAATGGCGAGACGAATGACTTACCTGCATTTTCAGCACCTGAAAGGAAATCGTTCAATTTCTGAAAAAAGTCTTTTCTAGCTTTAGCAATTTTTTCTTTGTCATCTTTTGGTATTCCGAGATCTCTAAAATGACGTGTCCAAAAGCTATTATTGATTGTCACATGATATTTGAGCACCATTTGATTTTTCATAAGCGCTTTCTTGAATTTTGGAATGGCACAACTGAAGTCGTACCAATCAATAAATATACTCCACCAGTAAGGCCGATTATAATAATATCGTCCAGGCACCGGCATATTGAGGCTAAGAGTGTATCCGTTATATCCTTCATCTTCTGATTCTCCAGTTCCAGGATTCGGAATCATTCCAGTTCTAACCTTCATATCATATAACGGTGATCGTCTATCCAATAACGGTGTAACAATAACATCTTCCGGAGATGTTTTTTCTCCCCATTCAGACGAATAACCATGATATTCAATGCGCTTTGTTTTCTCGTTCTGTTTGGCAACGCGACTAAAACACATTTCTCGATGCCAAATCTGTACAATTTTTGGCTTATCTCCTTTTCCTCTTTTTCCAAACGCAAAATATACAAATGAGTCTCCAAATACATTTAAGTCTGCAGCCATTTCCTGCATAACTCGCATATAATTGTTATCTTCCAAAAATTGGAAGATTTCCGGAGCATCTTTTCTGACCAATTCATTTACTTTTAATTCTCCTGTAATTGGATCTTTTTCTTTTTTATAGACTGTCAACCCGTCACCATAAGCGACATTACTTTTAAAATCAATATTGCTTCCGACAATGGTGTTAGCATGGATTTTATTCATAATATCAATTGGAAGCTGATCGCTTCTTCCAAAAGGAACAAATTCTATATCGTCTTTGGTTTTAACAGTACTGAATGGACTAGGTGTAACTCTTGTAGCGGTGAATTTTCTATCTTCTAAAAATCCTACATCCGAGTCCATTTCTATAACAGCAGCTCCAGAATTTTCCAAATAAGCTATCTTACCAAGATCTATTATATTATTTTTTTTCATTATGCATATATTTTCTTGTTATTAATCCTGATAATCATACAGCGAATAAATTTGCGAGGGAACCTTTCTCCAACAATTCGAATATTCACTGTACTTCCTTTTGCGTGGATAGAACTGAAGACGGCAGCTTCATATTTCTCGATGGATCCAGGCATACCATTCCCTGTTAAGCTTTTTTTAAGTCGTACATACCAAAATGAAAACATTTTGTAATGTCCACGATAATCTTTCTGCTGCATAAGACGCCATACGTCGCTTTGCTTTATTCTATCGTCAAATATTCTACTCATGTATATGGTAATTCAACAATACAATTTATTATTCACATTAAATTCCATCCATCCTCAATTGTTTTCATTGAGATATGTACGCTATTTTCGACAGCAATCATGGCATCGACCAGATTGCACATTGTGTTCTTTTCTTTTAAATTAATAATTTGATTTTCAGAACACTGCATAGAATTGCATACTCTTTCTATATAAGCATTAGTATTATTTTCGTTTCTTGGAGCATATTTGCCTACAAGTTCATTTATTGTATTCAGCTTATAATCTTTTTGATACTTAAGTAACAATTTCATCATCGCTCTTACGCCATAAGCCATAGTTCTAAATTCCTCGAAATCAGGATCTTTTTTTTTCAATGGATCGACTTCTCCAATCCAATCACTTAACTCTGATGTTCTTATATTTCCAGGATTGTTATTTCTTATTCCGCGAGGTACTTTTTTTGTATTTTCCATATTGCATATTTTTGTTTACACTACAAATATGCTAAAGAGTAATTGCCGGCAAAAGGACATTTCAACTCATTCACGCTATTACATTTTTCAAAATACCAATTTTATGATTTTCAAATATATAAAATGATTTTTCGTGAAAAAAATATCATTTTTATGGAATTGAGGCACCGCAGCGCCCTAAAAAATTTCTGCGGCCGCAAAATTTATTTTATGTTATATGCCAGGCCATCCTGGTAAAAAAGTGATTTAATTTTTATGGTAAAAAGGAAGCTCCGCCTCCGAAGTAGTCGAGATCAGGCATAAAGAAGTTTGCGCCAATGAAAAGAGTATCCCATGCATCAGTAACGTGAGTCTTATACTGATCCGGTGCATCCGGTGAATCATCTTTACTTTCAGGCGTTTTATCTTTTTCGAATCCATTCTTTCCAACTTTTACTCCAGCCTGTTCCATCGCCAATTTTAAAAACTCATTATTATATATATTAAAAACAGGATATAACAGATCATCATCACCTTTTAACGCTCGATCTATCTGTTCATGCCGCCAGTCATGTCGACTTGTTTGACCAATATATATGTCAGTCACAGTCCATCTTGCATTCTCAAAGATACGCATGATAGTATCTCTATAACTTTCGCTATTATTCCCGGTAGTCCAAATAAATGTATTATCATAAAAGAAAATAATTTCTTTATGAATCTTATATTGATAATAATTACAGATGTCAAGTACCAATTCATCCAACTTTTTGGGCGTCTTCACAAAAAAACTCTTTAAAGTTCGTAATTGATGTTCGGATACCTGACCTATACAGGCACTACTAATTGCTGCATTACTGTCAAATCCAATGAGTAATGGTGCATCCATATCCATATCGCCATCAGCCAGACATCCAGCCTTTTGAAGTTTATCCCAATTTTTACCCATGCCTGACATATAGTTTGTATCATGAGGTACATAAAAATGTGCTTCTGTAAGTGCGCTATAAAATCCATTTAACACGCGGAAAAGACGTTCATTAAGAAAAGCCGTACGCCAAATAAGAGAAGGAGAATCTCTATACATTTGCCATATATAATCTTTACCTACAACTTCCATATTGTCAAAGATATCGTATTCTCCATAAAACACTGTATATTCTCGCGTTTTCCCTTCTTTCGGTTTGACAGGAGGCTGATATCGTCTCGCCAACATTAGATCTGCTCGATATTCTCGATACCGGCGTGTTGATGTTTCTGTTGGATCCATTGCTTCGTAACGTTTCATCTCTCTATAAAGATTGCGAATAAGATTGATATGATCATTATTCATTTCCTCTCGTTTTTCTAAAATCCAACGACCTGACTTAATTGTCGGCATATCCGTCGAATATAAAACCGAATGATGCCATGGACATTGACCAAAATCTTGTACATTACCACGATTAGCCGGATTTACTTCAGTTTTTATCTTATCATAGTCAAGAAATTTCGCTTCTGGTCCGATAATCCAATCTAATGACATGGAATTAGCTGACATACCTTGACTAAAAGAAAGAATGACTAATACAGCTCCATTCCAGAAATGAATGCAATTGTTCCATGCATCACGAAGTGGCGGACGTTTTGGCTTTCCAAAATTAGCAGACGCAGGTGCTTTATGACCAACGTAAAAATGGATATCTTCGTAGTATCCCCATTCGGATAATGCATGAATAATTGCCGGAAGCGTGTTTCCCCAGGCTTTGGCATAAGAAGGAGATATAAGAGCGCCTGTGCTGCCAGGCATAGCCCAAATATTACGCAAAATAAATCTTGCGTCCAATCCTTCTGATTTACCGGTTCCGCGTGAACATACCCAATACTCATCATGTGCAGCTATCGCCATTCCCAGACGTTGCATTTTGTTAAAAAATTTCTTTTCGGTATTTTTAGGAGGCATACCAAATACTTCATACATTCTTGCCATCGTCTTCCGGTTCAGGTTTAATATCAATTATATCCTTATCATTTTTAAATTTAGAGCGAAATGATTTACGTTCTTCTTCGAGATTATCAATTTCTTTAAACCCATCACCAATTAGCGTAACATCATCAGTCGGTTCAAAAACGGGAGGTTGCCATGAATTACGGTCAATATCTTCATCTTCTTTATCACACCTTGTATATTTACCGATCTTATCAATATTTGCAGCAATACCTGCAGGATCTTTTGCTGTAATAGCTATTTCAATTCCTTTTTTTGCAGATTCGACGATCAAATGCCTATACCAGTCTTTTGATGCCATCTTGATATTGCCAACTAATCTTTTAACTGATGCTATATCATGATAGGCTGTTGTTTGTGATATCTTATCGCATACTCCGTTACATCCATCCATTAAAAAGGTAACAATATCTTTATCCAGTTTGGCTGGATCATCAATCATCATAGACAAGCATAGCATCCATCTTTTTTTTGCTTCCATTTCTCTTTTTGAAAGGAATTTTTCAGCATCTTCTTTTCCTTTGAAAAGTACCATTTCTATTCTGTCATAAGAACTTGTTTCCATATTTATAAATTTGAAAGTTAAAAAAAGGAGATACGCACTGAAAGCATATCCCCTTTAAAAATTACTATGATGCAAAAACTAAGATTGGAAAGCCGTTAACTCTTCGAGTTCCTTTTTATAATGGTCAAGGCGAATTTCAGCATTAGCCTTATAATTGAGTTTACCATTTTGTGTATGATTCTCAATGGCAACTTCAGTTCGCTTGATATTTTCCTTTAATCGCTCAATGCGATTAGCAATCTTAATACCTTGCAATAATTCACTCTCTTCTTTTTTATCCGGAATTGGTTCAGTTGTTTTTAGGTCAGCCTTCTGGTCCGCTGCCCAATCATCTATATCCTGCCATAATTGATCTCGCTCAAACCATAAGTCATAAGCTTCTTTTGCAATCTTTTCGCGATCTTCATCTGATAATGATTCACTTTGCATTTCCTGAAATAAAGAAGCATAAAGAGGAGTTATTTTACGGATTCTATCAAATATCTCTCGAATGTTAACCGGCATATCGGTTGTCGTAACAATTTTTTCGCTAGGTTTTAAAACCGCATACCTATCTTTCAAAGAGGATATCTCCTTTTGTAGGATAGACAAATTATCACTCAGATTATAAATATCAGAATCTTTATTGTCTGATCCATCCTC